TATTCATATTTACGACAGGATTATACAATGTATGCGCATCACATATTATTTGGGATGGGTCTTATTTTATTCCAGCATTTTTATCCCTATTATGTTGCATTTGTGTTATTAACCGAGACATCTACAATTCCTTTGAACATTTCGTGGTATTATAATAAAACAAAGCAAACGCATTTGTCCGAATTCCGAGCATACGTGTATTTATTGAGATGGTCATTCTTTATTTGCCGGATCTTGTTATTGCCATACGTTGTATATTGTGTAAATGACTGTATGACGTGTGTTACATACTTGATTTCACTATATCTACTGAATTTCTACTGGTTTGTAAAATTAAATAATAGATGTGAAAAATTATTGGTTGAATCACAATTTGAACCTTCATGAAGATTCAACGGTCAAAACAATATATAGTAGCGATTATTGCAACTAATATTACTTAAATTTTATTATATACATTATAATAAAATTTAAATTGAGATAGTATTTACATAAACAATATTATAATATTCATTTTTATGTTATTAAGATTGATATGTTTGTGATTTGATGAAATTATACGCGGATCTTGCAATAAGAGCTTTATTACTTCGAGATGTCCATTGTCTGCAGCTTTTCGAATTGCAAGATTATCATCATCACTGGGATCGATACGCGAATCTTCTAATAATAATTTTACAATTTCAAGATGTCCATATGATGCAGCTTCTTGAATTGAATAATTCTCATCATCACTGGGATCGACATGCGGATCCGCTAATAAGAGCTCTACAACTTTGAGATGTCCATATTTTGCAGCCCATCGAATTGCAAGATTATCATCATCACTGGGATCGACACGCGAATCTTCTAATAATGACTTTACAACTTCTGTATGTCCATATGCTGCAGCTTTTTGAATTGAATAATTCTCATCATCACTGGGATCGACACGCGGATCCGCTAATAAGAGCTCTACAACTTCAAGATGTCCATTTTCTGCAGCCCATCGAATTGCAAGATTATCATCATCACTGGGATCGACACACGAATCTTTTAATAAGAGTTCTACAACTTTGAGATGTCCTTTTTTTGCAGCCCATTTAATTGCAGCATTATCATCATCACTGGGATCAACACGCAGATTATTTAATAACAACTTTACAATCTCAAGATGTCCATTCATTGCAGCCAATTTAATTGCATAATTATCATCATCACTGGGATCGACACGCGGATCTTTTAATAATAAATTTACTACTTCCAGATGTCCATAATTTGCAGCCCATGTAATTGCATAATTATGATCATCACTGGGATCGACATGCGGATCTTTTAATAATAACTTTACTACTTCCAGATGTCCATTTCTTGCAGCCAATCCAATTGCAGCATTATTGCGATCACTAGGATCGACGCGATCATCCGTTAATAGAAGTTTTACAACTTCAAGATGTCCATGTTTCACAGCATTAATAAATTGTTGTTGAAGTCTCAACATTAAATATTTACATAAACAATATCATAATATTCATTTTTATGTTATTAATATTTATATGTTTGTTATTTGATGAAATTATACGCGGATCTTGTAATAAGAGCTTTATTACTTCGAGATGTCCATTGTCTGCAGCCCATCGAATTGCATAATTATTGCAATCACTGGGATCGATACGCGAATCGTTTAATAATAGTTCTACAACTTTCAGATGTCCATACTCTGCAGCTAATCGAATTGCATAATTATCATCATCACTGGGATCGACACGCGGATCCCTTAATAATAGTTTTACAATTTCATGATATCCATACGTTGCAGCACTTCGAATTGCCTCATTATGATTAGCACTGGGATCAACGCGCGGATCATTTAATAATAATTTTACAATTTTAAAATATCCATACGTTGTAGCCCATCGAATTGCATAATTATAATAATCAATTGGATCGACACGCGGATCTTTTAATAAGAGCTTTACCATATCAAGATGTCCATATTTCACAGCATTAAAAAATTGTTGTTGAAGTATAAACATTATTGGAAGTATGGTATAATTATAACTATTATATTCACTTTTCCTAGAAAATGCAAACTCTAACATTCGAATTTTCTCAATTTGGATATCGTAAACAATATCTTAGTTATTAAAATGTACCAAATGACTTAAATGTTTTTATAAAGTAATGTCAACAAAGGTAATTCGTAACAAAAATAATATTTATATTTTGAAACAAAATTGCGTGGAAATCTATAAACTGTCTGATTTGAACAATCATAGCAATATAAAACCCTCAAAAACGTTGAATATAATGAATGTAAAGATGTTTATCGAATACAAACATCATTATTTCTATGTTACAAGTGACGATTGTAACATTTTGTACATAATTGATAGAAATAATGGTAAAAAAGAATCATCAAAATCCATGGGTCTCAAATATCAAAATAAAAACATTTCTGATATATATGTAGATAATGACAAATTAGCAATTGTGACCGATGACAAAATATATATATTTATGTTAAATTATACCTCAGAGGGTCCCCTCAAGCTAGAAAATCACAAAAAAATAAATTTAATGGAACAATCAAGCAATTCATCGACCGCAAAGCCTACAATCGTATTAAAACCGTCGTATTTCATGGTTGCTGTTGCAGAGGGATCAGATGTCATCGTTTACAAGAACGAAACTATTACAAAACATGAAAATGCCCATTCACATCCAATAAAAGAATTAAAATTCAATGTGAGTGGTGCATTATTGACGAGTATATCGGAATACGGGACGATTGTGAGGGTATGGGCCTACGAAATCCCTGAAAATCTAAAATTGTACAGAGAATATAGACGCGGAATGTGGAAATCGTCGGATATTTATAATTTAAACTATAGAGAAGATTCAGAAAAAATACTACTTATAAATGGAAATACGCTTCATGTATACGATTTTAGCGATGAATCAAATACATATATATCAGGCGGTACTAGTTTCCAAATCCCTAGCACAAATTTATGTTTTTTCCATGGTGATAAAATTGTTGTAATAGATTCTCCTGGCTCGGAATGTGCGTATATTTATGATATGGGTGGAACTTGTATAGAAACCGTAAATTTCGGAGAACTTAGTACTGGAAATACTGATTGTGATTCGGAAAAACCATCAAAATAATAAAATGTCGATTATAATTCTTGAATAAAACGACACATCCGTTTTATGAATACAAAAATTATAAATAAAATTTAATATAGTCATGTTAATAAACTATATTAAATCTGAACGCACAAAAATATGTATTCAGGAACAGGAACCTTAAGGTTCCTGTTTCGTATCAATCGCAACTATATTTACTCACATGTACATTTTTCTCCACATATATTTTTGGCCCATTCGATTAATGCGTTGATATCTCCTCTATCGCCGTCATATGTTTCAGAATGCTCGCCCATTTTGAATCCCCATATAGTCGGATATGATTCTACACTCATTTTTTCACATACTGTTTTATTATCATCAGCATTTAGTTTCCCGACCCGTATAAATTGTGCGATATCTGCAAATTCGGCGAATTTAGGTTTGAAATCATTACAATGACCACACCAGTCAGTATAAAATAAGATAATATGGCATTTTTTATCTGTCAAATTCATATCGTCGTCGAAATCCGCTGCTGACATTTTTATAATAGATGATGAGTTCATTACTTAAACTACAATATCATATGATTTCCGTTTTCTACAGCATCAAAAATGTTGAAGTTGTATCTCCATATTTTAACACAATTTTAATTCATTTACATAAAACACATCATAATATTAATTTTTATATCATTGGTATTAACACAATTTCTAATAAATGTATCCATACGGGGGGGTGGGAGGTAGGGGAGGGAGGGGAGGCGGTTATTACCATGATGGATATATGAATATGCACGTGGGTCATTTAATAATAACTTTACAATTTTCGGATCTACACGCGGATCCGTTAATAAAAGCTTTACAACTTCAAGATGTCCTTTGAATGCAGCATTTCGAATGGCAAGATTATCCTCATCACTGGGATCAGCACGATTATCCGTTAATAACAGTTTTACAACATCAAGATGTCCATTCATTACAGCATTTCGAATGGCAAGATTACTGCCATCACTGGGATCAACACGCGGATCTTTTAATAAGAGTTTTACAACTTCAAGACGTCCATTCATTACAGCATTTCGAATGGCAAGATTATCCTTATCACTGGGATCAACACGCGGATCATTTAACAACAGTTTTACAACATCAAGATGTCCATTCATTACAGCATTTCGAATGGCAAGATTATTGCAATCACTGGGATCAACACGCGGATCTTTTAATAAAAGCTTTACAACTTCAAGATGTCCTTTGAATGCAGCATTTCGAATGGCAAGATTATCCTTATCACTGGGATCGACACTCATATCCGTTAATAACAGTTTTACAACATCAAGATGTCCATTTTGTGCAGCATTTCGAATGGCAAGATTATTGCCATCACTGGGATCGACACGCGGATCCGTTAATAAAAATTTTACAACTTCATGATGTCCATTCCATGCAGCATATCGAATTGCATAATTATGATCATCACTGGGATCAACACGCGAATCCTCTAATAATAGTTTCGCTACTTGATGATGTCCAAATCTTGCAGCATTTCGAATGGCAAGATTATTGCCATCACTGGGATCGACACGCATATCCGTTAATAACAGTTTTACAACATCAAGATGTCCACGCCTTGCAGCTTCTTGAATTGCAGAATTATGATCATCAGTGGGATCAACACGCGGATCATTTAACAACAGTTTTACAACGTTAAGATGTCCAAATCTTGCAGCATATCGAATTGCGAAATTATCATCATCACTGGGATCTACACGCGGATCCGTTAATAAGAGTTTTACAACATCAAGATGTCCTTTGAATGCAGCATTTCGAATGGCAAGATTATCCTTATCACTGGGATCAACACGATTATCCGTTAATAACAGTTTTACAACATCAAGATGTCCATTCATTACAGCATATCGAATTGCGAAATTATCATCATCACTGGGATCGACACGCGGATGCGTTAATAAGAGTTTTACAACATCAAGATGTCCTTTGAATGCAGCATTTCGAATGGCAATATTATTGCAATCACTGGGATCGACACGTGGATCCATTAATAGACGTTTTACGATTTTGAAATATCCATATTCTGCAGCATGTCGAATTGCATAATTATTATTATCGCGTGGGTCGACACGCGAATCCTTCAACAAGGTTATCATAAATCTAATATTTTCATTAACTATAGCACTCTTAAATAGTTGTTCGAGTGTGAATGTCATATTAACTCAGTTGTACTTACTAAAATAATTGTTTCCGATATTTCACTTTAACTACACGGCTGCCGATCTTAATATATGCTATATGTAATGAACGTAAATATCTTATCATCAATAATACCAGCATCAGCGTCAGATTCAGATAATCATTTTGTATTATTATTACAATTTATTTGTCGCAATCAAGGAAGTATTCTAGCGTTCAGTGAAATATCAGGATGTGCATGTAATACAAAAGGTCCCGATTATAATTGTCTTGACGGATTTAATTATTCAAGTTCTGATTTTGACAAATTCATTGATAACGTTGCAAACGGCGTCGATGACGATTTTGAGGTCAAATTTACAGATGAAGTATTCAAATTTGTCTATGAAAGTACATACGAAACACTTTTATACACTCACGAATCTACAAATGGTAAAATAGTTCTATCCCTTGACAACAATCCTCTGCTTCTTACGAATCTATACATATTATCCGGAAGAATAGATACATATTTTGATATGTGCAAGGGTCGCCATGCAGTAGCAGATTCGAATACTACAGAGAATATCGACTCTTGTACTTTTGAAAAATCTACGAATACTGACGAGGAATTCCCTGATTTGTATATAAGAGGAACCGCATACGAATGTGATAATCATTTCAACCATAATGATTCATTGGGTGATGACTATTATTATGATCAATATCCCGAATTTAGCGATGATGAGGATTGTGGGTATGGAGCTGCTATACCCGGTCATGGATATTATATAGAAACCGGCGATAATTATGAATTTTATTCTGATACTGAAGAAGATCTTCTTGAACAAGAATATTTTTACAATAAATACAATTATAAATATTTAAATAGTGATTCGGATGTTAGCACCTCGGAAACTGACAATTTGTTGATTTCGAGCGATTCCGAATTTCTCGAAGAACCATTAACTGAAGTTACAGAATCGAGCGTCGAGGGCCACAATTCTGAATCTGAATATGAATCCGAACCGGAACCCCAAATTTCAGCAGATACTGACGAACTTGTTGATGAAATCGACAAAGTATTAAGCGATTCCAAGGAAAAAGGATATTTTTCGTCGATATGGTCGTCCATATGGGGGTAAATCACCTTTTGATTTGCAAAATGACAAATTGTATATAATTATTATAAATATGGTATCGATCGTTGCAATTGATACTACAAAAAAATATAAATAAATTTAATATAGTCGCGTTAATAAACTATATTAAATCTGAACGCGCAAAAATGTGTATCAATAAAAATGATCGCTACTATAATAATTTTCATAATAATTAGTAATGAGTGTCCGTAACCATAATTTGCGACCAAAAATAATTAATGCGGATAGTGATTTTGTGGTAATTACTTATTGGTGGGGTCGTGGAAACAAGAACAAAAACACTCAACGTCCTTGTCCAGAAGATATGGAATCAGATGATGATACCCTCACGACAAATCCCGTAACCTATGACAAAATGATATCTAACTGGGTATCGAGTTGTAAAAAATCCAAATGTAATTATTTGGTGGAAGAATATCCCGAATTTGCCAAAAAAGGAATGTACCAACGAGCTATTAATTTCAAGCCCAATTTTATCAAAGATGCTTTGCATGCGTGCTATCCACGATCTGTTCTTTACATTGATGGTGACATGTGCATTAAAAAATATCCGGCAATTTTTGACACTCCTGATATAGATTTTATGGGTCAAGGATGGAATTCTGATCCCAGATTTCGTTCCTGGCAAACTGGAAACAATCCTTGTTACTATCCGTATGTTTTTGAAACCAGCGGAGGTACTATGTACTTTAGCCAAAGTCGTGGTTCTAAATATTTATTAAATGAATGGAATAAAATCGTCAAAAAACATCCATTGAAAGCCGAAGATCGCCTCATTTCTCAATTATTTAACAATAAACATATGTTGACGTTTTTAAACATCATTCAATTGCCATTGGAATACCTGTGGTTGTCTATAGACTATGATGAAATGTCAAAAACATTGTATAAACCATCAAACGTCAAAATAACGCATCCTGCATGTTTAACCGGTGAAGATCGAGCGTATCAAGACGGTGCAGCAAGAGATCGTTATCCACCTCGTTATGATTATCATGTTACGGATCACGTAGACTGTACAAAAGTTAAAAATATGCCATTTTATGAGTTTATTTATTTCGATAAGAAAACTAATATAAATCAAATGGATGATTGGATGCGTGTTATGAATAGATGGAAGCTTATAAAAAGAATACCATATAACAGTCGTTATGGCGCAGAACTAAATAAAGTGGCCGATAAAAATAAAAAAATAGTGACTGTTGACTGCATTGATAAAACGGTACAAAATACTGTCCATATTTTACCAAGCAATTCCGATGCGTGTGGTTATCAAAATATCCACAAATTACTTAAAAATGAGAATTTAATGGCGGTGACAGCCGCATATCTTAAAAATGGAACTGACGTGGTATATGTTCCTCGAAAATCGACAAATCGCAACGTAGAAACCATAAAACGCCATGCGTCAAAAGTTCCCGATGCAGTACTTGTATGTAAAAATACAAACAAATCAAAAAGGCATTATAAAGCGGAATATATGCTAAAAATCGATTCCGATTATCCAGTATATATGAAAGCTGGTTCAAGTGTCCTCGAACATTTAACAATAATGTCAAAAGATCTTTCTGCGTTTTCAAAGATTTTTTCGGGATCTTTTATTTTCCCATCAAGAATTAGATGTGAGTTTGTATAAATTATCTCATTTTATTTAATTTGTTGCAAAAATTAAATAAAAACGCTCGTCATTGTTGTGATATGGCTGCATTTTTAGCCATTTCATCGACCACCGTATTATATTTATCCCCATTGTGGGCTTTTATCCATTTAAACTGTACAAATGGATACGATTCCGACAATTTCAGTAATTTTTCCCATAAATCTACATTTTTAACTGGTTTGTTGGCAGTTGTTTTCCATCCTCGAACCTTCCATTTTTGGGCGCGCTCACTTATTCCGCGTTCCACATATTCACTATCTGTGTAAATAATACAAGAATTGTCTATTTTATCGCAGTATTTTTCGACAAAATTAAATGCCATGATGGCAGCCATCATTTCCATTCGGTTATTGGTCGACTGTGCTTCAGAATATACCATTTTGTCCACTATTTCGGAGCATATTACACAAATAACAGCAGCGCCACCGGGTCCAGGATTGCGAGGTTTACACGATCCATCGGTATATATTGTTAAAGTAGGTGGTGTAGACAACTCATTCATTAGTATAACTCGGTATGGCATATATATTTAATCAGTTTATATCCGTCAGTGAAGGTTCAGTGATATACGGTTTTATAATTCCATTCCATATAAATACATCATCTGTCAATTTATTTCCGATTATTTTAATCCATGGATCGGTTACATTTATTCCAGTTTTCGGGAAATATTCACAAATAATGTGAGCATAATATTTATTGTCGTCGGCTTTTATCTGTGAGCATCTAATTATGGAAAAAGGCACCAAAAAATTACTTTTTGTAATCTGTACCGAATTTGGACACACAGATTCCTCGAAATTTGAAAGACGATTTACGTTTACAACATTATAATTATAATTAATTCTCCCAATATCGATTCTTGTGTCAAAAAATACTGTATTGGGAATAATGAATGAAATAATGGTTGGTTGATAATATGGATAGACATTGGGATCAGAATTTGATCCTTTTTGTGAAAAATGGGTATTTAATGGCTGACCCGCATTTTTCAATAAAATGGAATGAATGTCTGGGGAATTAGTATTTGCACCATATAACCACCACGGACACACAGAATATAAATATTGTTTGCCTCGTGAATGAAATATGCAATTTGTGGGGCCCGTCGGTAAATATTTGTGACTAATACTTACAACTGATGGGTCAAATGGATGATTGACGTTGCTGTTTGATAATATATTGGGAACGCTAATCATTGATTTTAATATGGAAAATGGGGCAATAATGTCGTCGTCACTAAAATCATTCCACCATGACGAGCTTCCTGTTTTTTTAGAATTAATAGTTATATTTTTATAAAATTCCGAGATTTTTAATTTTGAAAGAATAGTGGAAGCGGATCTCATTACATATAGTCTATTTATATTAATTGAGCGGCCCCAAATATTTAGAGAATTCTCGTCGTATAATGAGCTGTATGAACAACATTGACCCGTATAATAACAGTCCATCAAACAGAAAAAAACCAACAGTTCCGTTTCAACAATATGAACAGCAAATGCAACCCCAAGCAGGTTCTCAGAGAAGTGGATCAATGACCCGTCGCCCAGAATTTACCGGAAATGTACCGAATAATATGCAATATATACAGCCATCAGCTCAACCACAATTCCAAGCACCAGCGCCTCATATGGATGAAGCTGCAATGTTAAGATCAGATTTGAATACCGCGATTAATTATATTCACAGTTTGGGAGGACAATGGCCTCCACCATCGTCGTAAAACCTCGCAAACCAACAAAATCCATATTGAGTACTCATAAATATTTGGGTTAATTAATATGGATTTTTATAACATTGCAATAAGTGGATCACCCACCGAAATAAAAACGGCATTTAAAACCATCCCAGAAATTTATACTCAAGAAACGCTCAACAATGCTTTATATAAATCAATTACGCTCACAAACAAGCCCAATATGGAGAATATTGTGACGCTAATTGGCCTTGGTGCAAAGTTTACAAAAATCGATTATCTGCGTGAATATTGTAAACTGAATAATTATGTTGAAATTTACACCCTCATTGATTTTACGGAATCAGTTCCGGATGTAACGATCGACAAGCGCGAAATTGGAAAATCGAAAAATTGGTTTTCAGTTACCGGAAATACACAAAAATACGCCAAATTGTTCCAAAAAATGGGTGGAAAGCATATAAATGCGGGAAATAACGACAAAAATACCGGAAAATGGATATTCCCAATGTCTATCATGTCCATTTTTGAGCGCAAAACAGAACCCAAAGTCGTCGACAATCCATCATTTTCATCCGCCCCTTCAATTAATTCAATTGAATTACATGATATTGTAATCACGTCGCCTTTTGATTGTGTTATTGGATACATGTCAATCGATTATGAACGCCCTTATCTATTTGAAGCGGATAATCAGCATTGGAATTCGGTAGGTCAATATTTAATGTACAAAAAATACGAAGGTACCGCAAAAGGAGATCATATAAAAGATGCAGATACACTAAAATTTGCAAAAACAATATACGAAATCAGTGATGCGAGTCCTATTTACCATCCTCGCCAACTTATCGACGAAGTTCATATAAAAACAATCGGCAAATCAACAGTTTCACCATTTTACATGAAAAACCGCGAAAAATTGTTTATTTTGGCCAATAAAAAGAAATTTAAGAATGCAGATATTCTAACAAAGTTGAAATCCACAGGATCTGCATTTATTGTAAACAAGAATAATAATGATGAATTCGGATATGAAGGTAATTTGCTAGGAACTACTTTGATGGGGATCAGAGGGACAAAAGTTGCTGCTAAAAGATGCAATAATTTGACAATAAATGGTTACAATGACAAATATTATGTTGTACGGGGTGATCCTGATGATTCTTATGCTGGAAGGCTTCGAATGCTTGCTGCTTCAAAAGCTGGAAACTCAACAGGTATTCACATTCGCGGAAAATTGGATCCTAGTCTGATTGGTGGTCCTGGATGGCTCATTCCTAATAACAATTATATAGAAGCCCGTAAAATGGTGTTTGAAACATTACCCGATGAAACAAAATCCAAAATGATGGGAAATAATTGGGTACAGGATCAACTCCTTGATATTGTCGAAATTGCTACAAAAATATCCGAATTTAATGGAAACCGAGAAATTTGTGCAAGTGACATAAAATTTACATTGAAATATTTATATAGACAATCATCAGGGCGTCAAAAACTGGATGAAAATGGTGAGGCAGAAATTGAATCCGATGTGGTTCCTCCACAGTCCAACGAATTCCTCAAAATTATTAGTGACAAGAAAATGTCGATATCGGAAAATGGTGTTCGTATTTTATGGGAGCATATTTACCACACATTGGAGTTTTTAATTGGTGGACTTTGTAGATTTAAAACTGTAAAGAATAGAATTGACACATATGATGAATCTGTGCTTGATACATCGGTAATCAGCATTGATGATCTTACAGATTGTGAAGTTATTGTTGTAGGGTCGTTTTTCTATATATTTACACGGTTGAAAAAGCTCCGAGAAGATGCAAATGATGCAAAATGCGCGATTACTGCATGTAAAATAATGCTGGGTGGTGATCATTTTGAAAATGTCAGAAAAAAATATGCAGGGTTGAAAAAGAATAGACCCATTGACATTGATTCACTGTATGATGTGTATGGCATCAAAAATAAACATATAAAACAAATAATTCCATTATTACCGACAGAACATCATTTGGCTGGTAAATTGAAATTGTTATTTTTCTTGATGCTTGATTACATATTAAATGATCTCGATGAAACAAATTCAATTGTTATAAATAAACGGTTGTTGGTTCTTAACAAATATTATGAAGGTAAAAAAATGGAATGGGAATTAGAAGCAATACGGAAAGCAGCAGAGGCGGCTGCCGCTGCTCAAAATCACAAACATAGTGAATCACATCATGGTGGTGATAATGATAGCCATCGTGACGATCACGAAGACCGTGGCGACCATCCAGATACAGAAAACAATTCAGGTACAGAAAAAGAAGAAGAATCTGAATATGGAGATGCGATTCCTATACACAATGAAACAATGTCCGAAAATGCCGAAAATAGCACTGTTCCGGTTCCAGATAATGACAACGATTATGGTGAGCCCATTGATGTTAAAAAAAGTGGGGACGACGGAGGCGATTATAATGTCGACGACAATGACGACGACATTGATGACGAAATATAAAAAGCGAGCGATCCCATAAAATTGTAACATATTGACATTTTTTAAATGAACATTGACAGAGCGTTTGTTATATCTATTAAAAAATCAAACGATAGAAGAAAACAATTTATGGAATATAATAAGAATACTTTTGGTGGTGATGGAAATTTAGAAGTATTTTTAGTAGATAGACAAACAAATCCTACAAAAGGTAATTATGAAAGTCACATGAATGTTATAAGGGTGGCTAAATATAGACATTACAAAACTATACTTGTATTTGAAGATGATGCTGTACCAATTGATGAAAAATGTGAAGATATTATATATTATGTAAACAAATTTTTAGAAAATCCCCCAAAAGATTGGAAAATTTTGACACTTGGTTATTTACCTATGAGTTTATCTGAAACAGACGACAATAATCTATATAAAGTAAATTGTGCATATGACGCGCATGCATATCTTGTAAATGTCCCCAATGTGGATGTCAAACCATGGAATGGTGTCGCGCTAGATTCACATTTGTTTTGTAATGATGTAGATCCCAGATATTTACCAATGTCTGTAATGAATGATTCTATATCCGGTGTATATGCTCATTATCCCATGTTATATAAACAAAAAGCCGAAAGTAGTGATATATCTGATATGGATTTGTATCAAGATTATTTTTTTAATATTTTTGGATACAATGGATCAGCAGTGATTGCATCACACATTAATATCGTATATATAATTATTGGAATTATATTAATAATACTAATTTTAGTATATAAGATGATTTATAGATCAAAATAATTAAAATATATGCATAATATAATCGTAGAGTGCACGATTAAAATAACATATGGGTGTATAGCTCAACGGTAGAGCGACCGATTGCAGATCGGTAGGTTATAGGTTCAAATCCTGTTACACCCTTTTTCATCATAATATTAATAATTTGTATTAATATTATATTCGTCAGTCAATATTTATTTAAAAAATCACACGCATCGGATTTTTCATAAAATATATCCATGGGTGTTTTTGGTGGTTTTATTTTGAAAATCATGTTTAATATTCCTTTTACAATCCGGCCACTTACAATAATCGCACTTGCTTGTATTTTTGTGACCGCCTTGTCTTCTATTTCGCTCATATAATTCGCCAACGTTTTAATTATATTCATCTCAGGACTTGTGTCTCGCAAATCATACAATACCTTGAATGTGTCATCACCATCGAGATAGTTGTTTAAAAAAACCTTGAAATTTTCAATATCATTCAATTTTATAGTTCCTGTTCCTAATACTTTTAAAAAAATACCATCTGATTCTTCATCATCACTTTTTTTGCGGATTTCTTTAAATTCAAGGGGCATTATATTTTATACAATTTTTTAATGTTTATTAGTCATCGGGAAATAAATATTTATCGACGGTTGTGCGAACACAAAATAGCCGATGCAAAACAATACCCAACAAAAATAAAAATGCTAATGCGGCCCATACATTCACTTTTAGGTATTTTGCGAGTAAAACTCCAGCAATCACTGTAAGAGCGAAATCTACAATCGCAATATTGAAAATGCGATATTTATGAACACCTTGCCCGGGTTTACCAAATATGTCCTTATATTTACAAAGCCCGTGATCAGTCGCTGTTGCCATTATTATTAATACGTGTTATTTATTATTTTTATGGACATAATATGTAATAATGATATTGAAATTTAAACAAATTTCGGCAATTGCGATTTCTGTTGCGATATCGGTGGCTATTGCATATGTATTAAAACGATTTTTTTACCGGGTTCGTCGACCCAATGGTAGAAAAGGCGGGGTTATAAGTATGCACGCTACAGTTATTGGGGCATTAATAGTAAGTGTCGCAATATTTGCAAAGGATATCTCTATTACAGCAATTATGGCATTTTTAGGATATATAGCAATAAGAGATCGCGTCGATTCTGGACAACATTATATGTATCAGGCACTTTTTGGATTCGGGGTGGGGGCTGGTGTCGCAATTATGGTATCGAGTCGGATAGGTCATGATAATTCTGATTACAATGATTCGTATTCAAATTATGAACGAGAATATTACGATGATATACCGAAAAGTGCGTCCGATGAACGATATGAAGCAGATGACGCATCCGATGGAGTAATAGAATAAAATTTATTTCAATCACAACCATAACTAAACTAAAGGTATAATAATAATAATTTTGTCTTATTATAATGAGCTACGAATATTTATACAATTTAAAATGCACAACAGAAGATGATGTTTATAAACAGGTGTGGTCGACAACAACACCCACAGTATGTCCCGATAATGCTGGACATACTATAGATCCAAACTCACTTACAATATCGGACAGTCGTCTCGCAGATGCTCCTATTAATAGTAATAATCGTCGTTTTGTTGTTTATGATTATGATACGGGTATTATGGGACCGTTAGCAATTTCTGGTACAGGAAAGGTTCTGAAATATGACACAAATGGTAAAATAAAAGCTGA